CCCAATCTCCCCAAGGCTATTGAGCTTCTTGCCCATAGTTACGCCCTCAAGATCAGGTCGTAGGCGATGTCCACGTTCTGCATTTCGGTCACATTGACCGCAATGATTTGATGGACAACGCTGCCAATTACCACTTTATCGGCGGTGGATGGGCGAGAGCTGAAGCTGCTGGCCGGGACCGTTAGCTTCTTGTCGCTGGCCTGCACCAACTCGTTGACCTCTTGCTCGTTGACAGAATCAAGAGCGCCTTTGATCGTGGTGTCGCTAGCGGTTTCAGTGACTGCGCCAGTGGTGGTGTTGTAGGCCCCGGTCGAGATCACGCGAAAGGTGACATCGCCGCCAATCTTGGGGAAGGGCTTGCCTACAGCTTTAGCGATCTTGTCTGCAAGTGCCATCAGATCCTGTAGGCGATACACGCTCCATTCTGGAGCTGAATGCTCGTGAAATATCCCGTGAGGTGAGCGCCTGAGTCAATGCTGGCACCGGCGAAGCTGTTGTCGATCACGTTGGTGCTGACGATCGAGGTGATCGTGCTGCTTTCGTAGAAGTCAATATGCAAAAACTTCCCGGTATGCACCTCGGTGTCGTTGATGACCTCAGCACCTACCGCGTAGTCAATCGCAGAGGCTCCGCCGCGTGCTTTTGCCATGACTAGATCTTGTAGGCGACTACAGCGCCAGAGGAGTTCAACGTAAAAGCGGTGAACACGCCTTGAATTTCAAAGCCAGCAGGAAGGCTTTCGCCCACAAGGCTATTGCCGGTCCAGTTCTGCGCAGTCAACGCGCTGAAGCTAGTGTTGTTCTTCAGAATCGTGATTCGATTCCAGCGACCATTCCGGGCCGTCGTGTTGTTCACGAAGTCGGCGCCAATGCTGTACGCCGGATCGATGGTGACTCTTGAGTCGGCCATGATCAGAGCCTGTAGGCGACCACAGTGCCGCTGGTCAGCGTGACACTGGTGAACACCCCATACATCTCGCAGCTCGCCTTTATGGGGATCGCTGAAAGCGTGTTGCCGGTGTAATCCTCAGCCGACAGGCTGGCAATCACCGAATCCTCAAGGGCGACGATCTTGCCGAAACGTCCGGTGTGGGCCGCCGTGTCGTCGATGAACTCAGCACCTGGGTAGGCGTAACCCATGAATCAGCTCCTCTTGACAGCAATGTTGCCCGGTCCACTGATTCTAAGGCCGGTGAAATAACGCTCCACCATTGGCGGGATGCGATCAGCACCCACCGCCCCGTAGAAGTTCGGGGTGAGGTTGATTGAACCCACCTGCAGGTTCTTGAAGTCCTCAAGGCCACCAAGGCCCAGGCCGTCTTTGTTGTTGTGCAGGTAGACCGCCAGCTCTGCCTGAGCCTTCTTGATCTGATCCGGGATCTCGGTGGTGGTGTAGTAATCCTCAGTCAGACGGAACGGGAATCCCGTGGTGTAGGTCCGCTGGTAGGTGTCTGGCTTGCGCACACCATCACGCGGCCATTGCAGGGCCTGGGTGTTGGCTGCCCTTGCCCCTAGGAACCGCTCGCGGTCGATGCGCTGCGCTGCGGTGTAGAGGGCTCGGTTTTTTTGGTCGTCAGTGGCAGAAGCCCAGGCAACCACGTCATCGTTCTGAACGAGGCCATCGATCAGATCGTTGGCATCACTCAGCGTCAGGTAGCTGTTTGCGCTTGCGCCCCCGACTGTTGCGTCGATCGTGATCGCCATCGGGCTTCTCGGGTGATTTCTTGGGTTCAGACTTCACAGGGCCAGAGGCCACCGCAAGAGCGGCAGCCTCACGCGCCTGTGCTCGCCTAAAAGCGAACAAACCCATGATCAGGAGGCAGCAGCCTTGATCACGGCGTAGTTCAGCACCAGGGCCTCACCAGCGGTGGTGCCCACGTTGCTCAGGGTCACAGTGAAGGAACCTGCGGCAACAGCGCTGACGCTGACGATGTAGGTGCCGGTGGAGGCACCAGAGGCCAGCGACATTGCGACCACATCGGTCGCGGCGACCTTGTCATTGGTAACGACAAAGGACACCTCAGCACCACCGGCCAGGGAGGCATCGGAGGTGGTGATTTGACCAGCGGCCTGATTAAGGGTCACGCCGGTGGACTTGTCGGTTGCCTGGGTAACAGCACCGCCGGAGGTGTATCCGAGGGCCTTGCCAGCACCGATTTCAAACAGACTTGCCATGGTTAGTTACTCTCCTCAGTCAAGATTAGAAGTAACAGTCGCCCGGCAAATACCGAGGTTCTTGGTCTCGTACACCTTGGACCAGTTGCCAACGGTTTCCAGAGTGCTCTGGTTCGGGTTGACAGTGCTGGAGGTGTAGCGAGCACCAACAGGGTGGTAGACGTAGTGGAGATCGAAGCTCATGGCATCGCTCTTGGCGAGGATGTCACGGTCGGTCTCAGTACGCATTGCCATTTGCTCGCCCGAGGCGACAGCGCCCTGGGTGAAGAAATAGGCGGCGTACTCGGTCGAGGAACCGCTACCGGCAGTCTGCACATCGTCAGACACGATCACACGCAGGCCCATGAAGGTGGGAACTGCGGTGTTACCGAATGCACCTGCGGTCGAACCTTGGGTGGCGCTGCTAGAGGCTGCCCCGGTTTCGTCGTAGATGAAGTCGATAGCGCGGCGTTCGACGAGATCGTAGTAGCAGGAGCTGTGAATACACAGGGCCTGCAACTTCTGGCCTTGATCGCCCAGCTTCTGACGGGCCCGTGCAACGTGGCGGGGGCTCAGAACGGTGGGGGTGTCGCCAGATTCGCCGTCAATGGTGAGGTCGAAGAAGGCGGCAGAGCTGGAAGTAGAACCCAGCGAACCGAAGACACCAGCCAGGCAGGAAAGAAGGTCTTTCTGGCGCTGGTGGGCCACATAGTCGGCCACTTTGGAGCCGATGGCGGCCATGGGGTCGCTACCGGCAGCCATTGCAGCCAGGTCGCGTGCCTCGAAGGCCCTGCCCCTGTGGAGGATTACGGCAGTTTGCTTGTCGGCGGTGATCTTGCCGGGAGTCAACGAAGTGCTGTCAGAAAGCACCTCAAAATCACCGGAAAGGTTGGCTTTCCAGTGAGGCACGTTCACGAAATCGCCGCCCTCGGTTGCATTGAGTTCAGCCATGGGCTGCACCACACCGCTAGCCAAGAAGGCATCACGTTGGGTCGATTGCTCAATAACGTAGGGGGTGAAAATTTCGGGAACGATGATATCGGACCGAAGGGTCGCCATCGTTAGTTACCAGAAATTTGCGGTTGTTGGGCACAGCCCTATCGGCTCAGCACAGCTTCGCCATCCGTTTCATACTAACGGCCAGCCTGTGCTTTAAGCCGCTCATATAGATCGCGGTCAGTCTTAAACAGCCGCGCTTGTTCTGTGAGGTTGTAACTCTCAGCCCGGAAGGGATTGGTTGTGCCGGCTGGGATGTCGCCGCCTCCACGCCCCACAGGTGCGCCACTGCCTTGGGGTTTGGGCTGCTTCTGCATCCATGCAGGCAGGGTCTTGGCCCACTCGACTACAGGCACACGCTCGTAGCCGTTGACCACTACAACAGTGCCATCAGCTTCGCGCTGAATCTGATCTGCCGACAGCTTGGTCTTCATCACCAAGTCGGGATCATGGACGATATCAGCAAGGGCCGAGACGGCTGGGGTCAATAGTTCAAGCTCACGAACGCGGGCCTCTAGCTCAGCGATCCGCTTGTCTTTCTCGGCCGTGGCCTCGCGGAACTGTTGCTCCATGGCCTCGCGGGCTTCGCTGTATTTGCCCTGGGCTTCGAGTTCTTGCTGTTCGGCCTTGCGCTTGAAGTCGAGCAGGGCCTGGACATCGACGCCATCAGGCACAGCCTTGGCTTGTTGCTTGGCCTTTTTGTATTCGTCTAGCAGCTCGGCATTCTTGCGGCGCATAGCCTCAAGTTCGGCCACCAGATTGGCGTTATCAGCGCTTTGCTCCACAGGAGCAGTTTGCTCTTCAGACATGAATTAGCCACAGGCTAAATTGCGCCCACACTTTACTTTGTGGTGTCAATATCAACGCTTTGGGGCAGAACGAAGCTGAGAGCGACGCTTCAGAACAGGCCGGCCAGTTGATTCCGACTTGATCCGCACTACCGGATCGTCGTCAGTACCGACGCGGGTGATCTTGCCACCGGTAGGCCCTGTGATTGTGGCCCGCTTGC